TCCATGAGCGCCTGCATGTCTTCTTTGCTCTTCCCGGACTTGCGGGCGTAAATATCTGCAATGGTTCCGGCGATCTGGCGCAATACTCCGGCGGTATGCTCGAATTCAGCTGCATCGCCGATTGCAATAGTCCATGGGTTATGAATCATCAGGTAAGCGCCTTCGGATATAACCAGCTCATCGGCTGCACCGATAGCGATAACCGAAGCGATGGAAGCGGCAAGAGCCTCGACAACCACCGTGATTTTGCCGTCATGAGCCTTGAGCGCGTTCATAATGGCGATGCCGTCGAAAACGTCACCGCCCGGGCTGTTGACTCTGACGGTAATGTCGCCCTTCATCTGACTGATCTGCTCAACAGTTTTTTTGCCGTCGATTTCGTCCCAGTAGCTGCCAATGGTCCCGTAAAGCATCAGCTCGTTGCCCTGTGCTTTTACTTCGCTTTTCTGGCGTACCAGCGCTTTAAGCCTCAGTTTTTTGCTCATCGTTGTTCACCTTCCCCTCTGACTTGGGTCTGTAAAGCTCGTCACCGCCAGCCAGAGGCGGCAGGTTTTCGAGCTTGCGGATTTCGTTTACGGTTTGATAGCCGGGGTGCTGAGTGCCGCCGAGGGCTGATTTGTATGCCTCGTTGCGGCTCTTTGTGTCGCCTTTCAGGAACTGTTCAGTCAAAAACTCTGCGTAGTAGCGGCGCTTTTCGACTGGGCTTAAAAGGTCTTTGCTGATGCGCTGCTGAATGCGAACAAGGTCAGGGTTGATCGTAAATTTGACAAAACCTCTGACCTGTTCTTCGAGGCCAGTGCCCCAGCTCGATGTTTTTTCAATCGCTCCCACCAACCAGGGCGGCACACCGAAAATTCCGCAAATCTCAGTTCTATTGAAGCCCATCAGCTCAAGCAGCTGGCTGTCTTCGGGGCTCATGGTGATTGGTTGATAATCAAGGCCGCCATGCAAGACCGCGATTTTCCCAGCATTAGCCCCGCTATGAGCTTCCTGCCAGCTTTCGCGCAGAGCCTTTACGACGTCCGGGTTCAGAGATCCGGGGGATTTGAGAACGCCTGCAGGCCTTGCGCCGTTTTTAAAGAATCTTGCTGAATGGGCCTGTGTCGCTATGCTGTGGCCGAGGATTTCGGCGGTATATTTGATGGGGCTGATTGCGGTTCGACCGTCCAGAGTCAGGCCTTTCAGGCAGAAAATGTATTCCGGGGCTACTTTTTCAGAGCGACCATTCGCGAAAATCACATCGAAGTCGTGAGAGCCGTCATGGTTCCAATTTTCAGAGATTGAATCTGGCGCGATCGGTATGAGTTCGATAACTTTTGAGCCGACCATGTTTTTATAAGCGCAACCCATACCGCGCAGGGCTTTGGCTGCTGTCATAAACTGCCAGAACTCAAAGGCTGTCTGAAAATCGTTCGGGGCATCATGCAAAAGGTCGTATAATCTGTGATTATTCGCGCGGGTTCTGATGTTGCTGTCACCGGGAGCCTTCTCGTAAAGGATGCAGGGCAGTTGGGCCACGGTTTCAGAGATAATCTTTACACACGAATAAACAGTTGAGTGTCTAATGGCGGTTTCCGGGGTGACAGATACACCTGCCGAGCTTTCTGACATGCCGCCCAAAAGCTCAAGCATCTCGTCAAGCGTTTTCGGTGACGAGATTGGAGCTGAGTTTTTGAAGATACGGCCGAGCCGGCTGAATAAACCCATAAAACCGCCTAAAAGCACAAAGGCTGTGCAAGAGTTGCAGGCTCCTGCACAGCCATCGCGTTAGCGGGTTAATTACTCCCGCCCGTCTTCACCTTCAGTAAAGCAATTTTTCCGAGAAAATTAAAGGGCTTGGGGCGGGTCGATAGTGATTTCTCTACGGACTTCGCTTGAAAATTTATAGCCGCAGCCGATACACGTGTGATACCGGCGCTGGACGCCGTTTTTTAAAACATTGACGCCACACTCGGCGCGATTCCATTCGCCACACATGGTACATCTTGCGCCAGAACCCGGCACAAATTCAGCCACGAGGCGAAGTCTTCGCACGATCAGCACGGCAGTTTCTATTTTTAAATATTCCATACTCACCTCAAATAACGATTATTCCGGGTTCTACGGGCTTCGGTGCAGCCCTCAGGCGCGTTGCCGTGTTCATATTCATGATCAGCGCTACGACGCCGTCGATCTTGCTCTCATTGCGGGTTTTGTTCGGGTAGATGTTCTCTTTTTTGTCGTAATGCGCTACAACGTTGCCGAACATCCATGTCAGAATCGGGCAGCCGTCGTAGTGAAATTCTCTGGCCTTGATCGCCGCCTCTAATAATTTCATGGGTTCGCTGAAATTCTGAACCGTTGCGCGGGTTTCGATCATGGTCAGACCTTCAGCGGTCAGGTTCGCCGCCAACTGAACGGCTTGCCATGGATCGTAAGAAATTGCCTCAACCTCAAACTGCTTGCAAAAGTCTTTAACGTCGTCTTCGATGAGGTTGAAGTCGATGCGTTCACCTTCGTGAACGGTAAGGCGCTCTTCAAGCTCCCATGTTTGGTAGTCCTGGTTCTCTGGCTTCTCAACGGTGGCGCGACAACTGTAATACTTGCCAAAAGTCCAGTATTCTTTCTCGTCGAAAAACAGAATGTTGAGCGCGGCGATGTCAATCTTGCTGGCGAGGTCGAGCGCAAGAATACAGCGCTTGCCAGTCATGGCTTCGAGGACAAGCGATAAATCTTTGCATTTTTCCAGCTTCGGCATGTCCATCCATGCGGTATCTACTGTGAGCCACTGATTAAGGTGCTTGCAGCGGATTATGTTTTGCTTTGAGGGGTTCTGCTTGGCGGTTTCAAGTTGATGAATCAGGTATTCATCATTGACGCTAACCCCGTAATTAGGGTTTGCTTTTTTCCAGTTCTTTAAGTCTGTCCAGTCGTCGTCCGGGTCGATGCCATACATGATTGCAAAGAGTCGATCATTCTGAATCTGGCCGCCAAGAACCTTTGCACACTGATCGAAATACGTGCCACACGGCCCGGCCTTGTTTGTGCCGGCGGTCGAGATTGTAAACATGAGCGCCTGATCGCGCGCGCCCATGCCAGTTTGTAGCGTGTCGAAAAGTTCGCTGGTGTCGTGTTCGTGATATTCGTCTACTATCCCGAGATGAACTGAAGCGCCATCGCCAGGCTTGCCGATGACTGGTTCGAACCTGCTGGCGCTTTCTGCGTGAAACATAGACTTTGCAAAAGTATCGACGCCGAAGAAGTCTTTAAAGCCTGGCGTTTTCTCGATCATCTGCTTTGCGGGCCTGAAAACTTCCCAGGCCTGTTTCTCGCTGGTGGCTCCCGAATAAACCTCTGAGCCCGCCTCATCATCTGCAAGAAACATATAGTTACCAGTTCCGGCCGCCAGTACAGACTTTCCGTTTTTGCGAGGAACCAGGACGAACGCTTCTGTGAATCGTCTGAATCCAGTTTTTTTATCGACCCAGCCGAAAATGCAGCACTCAATAAAACATTGCCAGGGTTCAAGTCTGATAAATTCGCCCGCCCACTTGCCCTTAACGTGAACCTGCTGTTCTATAAACTCGCAAATTTCCTCGGCTTTTGCTCTATCGAAAGTCCAACGGTAGGTTTTTGCTTTGGATTTTTCGAGGTCGGTTAAGTGGCGCTGACACGCCTGACGCACGTAAAGACACGCATCGATCTTGCCGGAAACAACATCTCGGCAATACTGATTCGCTTTGTTTACGTGCGGGTAACGTTCAGCCATTATCGTTTTTTCTTGAACTTGGCCAGGGGGCTGTCGGGCTCCCGCTTCGTTGCAGTGACGCCGGCACGGCTGGCCGGACTCATACCGAACTGCACCAGGAACTTGTGCATGTTCAACATAGCTTTGTTGGCAATACTGACATGCGGCGATTGAATTACGTTGCCCTTTTCCGTGGTGGTGGTCATGCCTTCGGTCTTGATAGAATCTTCAGCCGTTCGCCAGCGCTCATAACATTGGCAGTATGCCGCCAGCGCCATAGTGTCGAGTTCTGACAGCAGCCCAAGGCCTTCGAGAATCGGCGTAATTCTGTGCCATTCCTCAAGAGCGTAGCCGGCTAAAAAATCCGGCGGAGGTGGCGCGCCGATTTTCGGTTTTGGTTCGTTCGGGTTGATTGGAATTTTTCCAGGGTTACCCTGGAGGATGCGCAAATTTGTCGGTTTTCTTGGTCTACCCATGATCTATAGCCCCCCTATGAAGTTTCTCGACAATAAAAATCTGCCCACCGCGGTCGGTCTTGGCGCATCAGTCCTGAACTTTTGACCACCCCCCGCAAACCCGCTGCTGATGCGGCCTCCAAAACGCGCTATTGATGCGGCCTTGAGCGGTGTCAGATTTCTGACACGTGCGGTATTTTTACCACAGGTCATGACTGCCACATCCGCTTGACCTGCATCACCTGATCGACACTATCGCCGCGCGGCCCCACCTTGCCGTGACAGTGCCAGCACAGTGACAGCAGGTTGTCGTTGTCCAGCCTTGCCCCACCATCTCTGATTGCAATGATGTGATGCACCATATCAGCGGCCCTGGTGCGACCACGCGCCTGACACCTGCCGCAAAGCGGATACTTTGCCAGGTATGCAGCCCTGACCTGAGGCCAGCCCTGACCATAGCCGCGCGATGAAGCGGGGCCACGTCGATCGTCGTGCCGTCGCTGTGGTTGATGATCAGCGCACCAGTTGCCATCGATTACAATCTGCCCGCATCCCGACTGCTTGCAGTATCGCTGCCTGGTGCGGTGGGCGTCACAGTAGCCGCCGGTCACCAGCACAGGGCAGCCGGGGTATAGGCAAAAGCGCTTTGGGGCTGCCGTCATCGCCTATCCTCGCGCGGCGGCATCGGACACCTGAAGCCATCGGGCAGAAACGTCGCATCGACAAACAACGGCCCAGCGTCAATCAGATTGTCACGGCTGCCACAACCCAGGGCAAACAGCAGCGGGAACGCAATCGAAGCCAGCAGCAGCAACCACAGCAAAACGCGCATAAGAAAAACCCCCAAAGCAAAAATAATCCTTGCGGGTTTGATCTAAAAGTAACAGATAGTTGCGGTTATGTCAATAAGTTGCGAAAAGTTGCGCTAGTTTTTCGGGCAAAAAAAACCCCCGGCGCTGGGCCGGGGTGTGGTTACTTGTCTTGCGGTTTTTCCGCCTGCCACAGCCGGTCAACGGCCACGGCGATTACGTCGCTTGTGCCGCCAAATTTTACGAGAGCGGCGATCTGTTGCTGAGTTGCGGGGCTGAGTCGTATAGTCACGGTTTTTTTTGGCATGTGATTACTCCTGGCCTACGACTATCCGGCTAACGTGCGCAGCATCCCACGGATAGCAGTCGGCATCGATTGGGTTGCCGTCATCATCTGTGATGTCTTCGGTCGCAAACAGGTAGTATTTGGTTGCGCTGCGGCCATCAGGGGTTACCACTGGTTCCGCCCATTCTTCGGCGGCCCACCAGTCGTTGCTGCCAGAAAGGCAACGACTGGTGGGTTCTGCGTTCTCGTTGTGTTTATTTTCGTAACTATCGGGGTCGGCGTAAAAGTCAGGGCGGGTATTGCAGTTTGATTCAAACACAGGCACTTCAATTTTCTTGTTCATTCGAACTTTCCTTTTTCGTTTAGATCTGGCCCGCTTCGGCGGGCCGAGTTGTTAGATTGCGTAAAACTCTATCACTTCGCAGTCGCCGTCGACGCCGTTAGCGGTAGCTATAGCTTCAACCTTCTGGCCGCTGCTTGCAGTATATTCGTAGCGATCAAATGCGGGGGCAGAGTATTTTTTATACTCGATTCCGGCCTTCTTGAGGCTATCTTCAAACTGCCCGTATTCAGCGCTCGTTTTCTTGATTAACTTTTTCATTTTGCGTTCTCCTGTTTCAAAATTTATTTTTTTTCCGTCCACACTTATATTATCGTCGATTTTGACTTAAATGTCAAGTAAATTTTAAATAAATTTTAACAAATTTTAAAATATATTGCAACACAGATTAACAGCGGGTCTCCCGCGCAAAAAAAAAATATTGCAAACAATCGTCAGTTGTTTTACCCTGATTTTAGTCGCGGCTGGGCCGCGCGGATTGAAACAATTTTGCCGCCAGGCATGAAATTCCCGCTGATCTAATCGGCGGGTTTTTTGTTTTAGATGTTTGCCTGACATGCTGCCGCGCGTCGATCGCCCTGGGTAGACTGGGATATACAATCCAGGCCCAGAGATATTCGATTTCACAATCTCGGGGGCCAGCCTGGGGCGCGGGCGCGGAAAACGCTATATACTATTTTAGGGCTTGTGAAAATCATCAGATGCCGAGATGTCGGAGTCAGATGCCGAGATGTCAGATGCCGAGATGTCAGATGCCGAGATGTCGAGATGTCAGCAACCAAAAAAATATTTCCGACCAGCTCGATCGAGTTGACTGATAATTTTTTTTCACAAACGAACCCAAGAAAAAAATATATCGAGAAAAATTTACTGAATGCCGTAGGTGCCGTAGGAAGGATTTTTTATCCTCCGGCAGATCCTCCGGCATCTCAAATCCGTTGTGGTAGCTGTTTTGAATATAATGCCGTTGGTGCCGTAGGAAGAAAACATATATTTTACCTATATATCAAATGTTTTAGTGTTTTACGATCTGGTATTACTTTGTAACATCATATTTCTAAAAACTAAAACACTACATTTGAGAGTAAAATCTATTTTCTTCCTCCGGCAATTACGGCATGAGCTAGAAAGTCAGCTTCTGATGCTGGTTTGAGATGCCGTAAGAAGGGTTTTTTCTTCCTACGGCACGATCGGCACGATGTGCTCAAATCGCTTATTGTGGCTGTTAAACGATGCCGTAAGAAGGCTGTTTTGCTTGTTTACGAGGCGTTGCAAGAAAAATTTCTTCTACATGGGCAGATGAAAACGGTTTTGTTTGCAACGGCACGCACCCAGCCCTCAGTATGGCAGCTTTGCAATCTGTTCGGCTGCGTCATTGGCCAGATGAATATATCGCTGAGCAGTATCGATGCTCGGCTCTGATTTGCCGTTTTTCCAATCGGAAATACTAACGGGTGAAACGCCGATCATTCGCGCGATTTTAGCTTGCGAAATTTTTTCTAAACTTTTTTTTCCGCTTAATATGCGACTTAGTCGATCTTTAAATTGCATAAAACCTCGATTATAAGATAATTTCTAGCGATGTTGACATTTCATATAGATTTCTGTATTATCAAATCGTCAGGAGTTAAGAAAAACCGAAGGCCAATACCTCAAGTTTTTCGAAATCCTGCAGGAACTACCAGGTCGTGACAGGGCCGCAAGTATTCAGGAGCCAGAGTCCGGGGGTGGAACCGTGACCGGTCGCATTGAAAGGTGCGCCAGGGCAAAAACACCGGGGCTTGCTGGGTAGTCCAAGGTCTTTATAACTTCATCGGAGCGGGTTTTTTAAAGAGTAGCCTCATGCGCTTGAACGCGAAAGCATTTTCAAGTGTCTTATGTCGCGCTTAAAAAGCAAAAACCTCTCCAGTCTTGCATTAAAATGTCTCCTTTTGTTTCGTGAGAGGCGGCCCTGCTACGTCCGGCAAGATGAACAGGGCCGCCCGACACAAAGTCTGTCTGTTACCAGACTATTTTACTTTAGCACAAAAACGGGTGATTTTTCACCTGGTTTGTGGAAGGCCTCGGCCAGTGGGTAACAGCACTGATCGAGGCCTTCCCTTTTCCCGGTATGGGGGTTTGAGCATGCGCGAAGCCGAATTGTCCTCTCAATCTAAAGGTATTCAGCTACCGGCAGATCTCAACAGGTACTGCAATATTCCTGAAGTGATCTTGCCGGCAGACATAATGAAGATTCTGGGCGTCAAGCGCCCGAAGATGCTGGCAAAAATGCCGATACCGCGATGCTACCTCTACCCCGGCAGCTCGAAATACGTCATCTTGCGCACAGATTTCCTTGACTACCTGCGTTCGCAGCGCGACATCACGGAAGTAAACCTCGACGATTAAGCGATAACCGCGCCGGGCTTGCGGCCAATTCCGCAGACGGTGCCATTACCCCGAGTTACCTTGCGGGTCTCGGGGCTCGACAAAAACCGTGGCGGCCAGCGCCGCCGGGAGGAAATATGACGATGCGAAACCAACTCTTGAATGCTTGTTGGCAATACGGAGTAAAGATGTGCCGAGGCGAAGCTACCGACCCAACCCCCGGCCACACCAGAGCGTTAAGAATCGCCCTGCGTTGCATCGTTCGCGGCCGCGCCGAGTTGGCCGCCAGAATCGCCGCAACCAACCCCACTGCAAAAACGATCTGGGCCGAGGCCTTCGCGTGAATTCTCGGGGCGCTGCGCATGGTTGCGCGCCGGGTTCAAGCCGACCCGGTTTCGTGGGTTCGAATCCCGCCGCCCCGAACAACAGCCCCGCAAGGGCTGATCTCAAAGAAAGGTGCAAACCTCTCTTGTTTTGTTGTGGGCCGGGAAGTAGCCCTTGCGGTGATGGCCCGGCATTAAAAAAACCAGGAGGAACGTAATAATGTTCGAGTGCTGTATGTGCAAAAAGGTCTTTACGGGCGAACCGGCCCGCCGAACGGGTCGAGGTTATAAAATTCTTTGGTGTCGGTCATGCTCAGACGAAAACGCAAAGCGCGCCGTAGCTGCCATGCAACGAGCGCGTCCACATCAGAATATCAAAGACACAAGCCGGTGTTCGTGGTGTGGGGTCTTAAAAACGATAGAAAATTCTAACCAAGCTGGCAAAAATTCGGGTTTTTATTACCTGTGCCGCGAGTGTGAGGCTATGGACAGAAGACTGCAAAAGTGCGTCGCCTTTTCGCCTGCGCTCGCAATTCGCATAAATAAGCTCGAAAAAGCAGGAGCAATTCAGAGGCAAAAATTAGCCGAGGCTAATGCCACCACCACTCAAAAACCCGAGCCTCTTGCAACAATCACACAACACACAACACAGCCGACTAATACAGACCTGCAGGCAGTAAACGCAAAACTAGATGCTCTTATTCGAGCGCTGGGTGGGTTATAAGCTGGCTCTCTGGCGATCTGGGAGCTGGCCTTGAAAAATCAGGAGGAAAAGCACAGTGCAAATTCAACAGATGACCGATGCGGAATATCACAGCATCAAAGACCGGTGCAGCGCCAGCAGCCTGAAGGAATTCAGACGCAGCCCGGCACATTACAAACTGAACCTCGACAACCCGAAAGAGTCTGACAGCATGGCGCTTGGTAGTCTCTTTCACTGCCTTGCGCTGCAGCCAGAAGAATTCGAAAAGCGCTATGTGCAGGTCGCCAAAATCGACAATTTGTGTCATGACGAAGAGGGCATCTGTACTTTCCAGATCGTCGGGCTTAAAGACGTCAAGCCGCCGCATCACGGCGCGATCGACATCAAGACACCAGAGATCAATGCCGACGCCATCAGCCCGGCAGAGTTCGCGATCATCGAGGGCGTCGAGCACGAAGCAATCGAATACATCAACAGCAATCGCGCCCAGCTGAATCTGATTTTCCAATAGTCACCAACGCGGCCGGGAGGCTCACGCCTGATCAGCGAAACGAGGCCCGGCCGCCAACCCAAAAACAACCCAGGAGGAAGCACATGATTTCAGAAAGAGTATTACAAGCAAGAATGGCCGAAGTCGGCCGTATCAAGATAGGCGGACTCGAAGAGAAGGTCAGAACCACCCGAGACGGCCAGAGCTGGCAAGCCCCAGTCAAGTTCGATCATTTCGTCATAACTGGCATGGACAGAGACGGCAAGGGCAACTTCACCAGGGACGAAGTCCTGCACAGCATAATCGGCCCACAGCCAAAAGAGCTAAAAATCAGGCTGATCTACAATGACGTCGAGCTCAACTTCCGAACCGAGCTGGCATACTACCAGGGCAAGACCTGCGTCTGCCGTGGCAACGGTGAAGTGGCTCAGCAGCTCGACAAAAACACCGGCGAGCTGATCGAGGTTGCCTGTCCATGCCCGAAGCTGGAGCAGGAAAAGAACGGCTGCAAACCCCACGGAGTTCTGCAGTGTCTGCTTGAACAGGCCTCCCTCTGTGGCGGCGTTCACAAGTTTGCAACTACCAGCTGGAACACCATCCGCTCGATCGTCTCCAGTCTGAAATTCATTCAGACCTGCACGGGCGGCAAACTGGCGGGCCTGCCTCTGACAATGAAGTATTTCAAAAAGACCACCACAAAGCGCGACGGTGGTTCGACAACGATTCCGGTTGTGACAATCGTCTATGAAGGCAACCCGGTACAGATGTTAGAAATGGCAATCGAGACCGAACGCAAGAGAATTCAGGCTGGCATTCAGCTGGAAACCCTCGAAGCCCAGGTCAGACGCGAAATGAATTCAACCCTCTTGCTGACCGGCCCCCTTGATGACGACGACGTGCCGGAATTTCACCCCGAGGGCGATCTCGAAGACGATATGCCGCCAGCGGGCAAAACTATCGGGCAGGCGATCTCGGAAAGCAACGCCGCTGAAGAGGCTGCAACTGCAGCCAGACTCAGCGCCGCCGCCCCAAAACCCGAAGCCCCAAAGAAAACAGCTAAGCCGAAGGCCGCTGAAGCGAAGCCTCCCGCGCCTGAAACGAAGACCCCAGTCACGGCCCCTGAAGCCACAAAATACACCTGCTCAGCATGCGGCAGAACCAGCGACAGTCCCGGAGCCTGCAAGTGTGCCGAAGGCAAGACCGAAACCAAGACGGCAGTCGCCGCTCCAGTGACAACCCCAGCAGCCCCCTCCACACCGCCGGCCGCCACCGCTGCCGCCACCCCCGCGCGCGGAGACATGATGAAAGAAATCACCAGCACCCGAGCCCAGAAGCGCATACAAACAGCTGACTGGCAGGCGATTGTAACCTCTGTCGGACTCAAAGACCTGAACGCCGCGTCCTGGTCTGACGCCGAGATGTTCAAGGTTCTGACAGCCCTGCGGGCGAAGTGAGGTAAGCCATGGAATTCCTAAGCGCAACTAAACTAATACAGGATTCGCTCTGCCCCCATCGCCGGAAGTTCGAAACCTTCGAAGATTCAGACCACCTGAAATTCGGCAAAGCCGTTGACGCGGGTATCACTGCGATGCTGCGCGGCGGTGACTGCGACGAAACATTCGCAACCGAAGCCGGAAAGCTTGGCCTGCCGCTCTCGGCCGAATACATCGAGCGCGCCGACAAGTGCTTCAAAACGCTTCTGAGTGCCGATGCAGACTGGCTCAAACTGAATCGTGAAAACATCGTCTGCATCCAGTCGGACGATGGCGAGGCCGAATACTACGGCAACAAGTTTTTCGAAGTGCCGGTCGGCAAAGACTGGGGCTTGCGCGGTGCCATGGACTACTGCGACCGGTTTTGTCTCAACGAAAACGGCGACCGCGTAGAAGATCTCTATGACTTCGCCAACATCAAAAAACACATAATCAGAATCATCGACTGGAAGACTGGCTGGGCGGATGCCGACGACCTTCAGACGGCAATCTACGCTCTGACTGCATGGATGAAATACGAATACCTGCGCCAGATATACGAAGAGCAGGGTATCGAGACTGAAATACAGACCCGGTTTTTCTATCTCGATCAGGGCGGCAAGTCTCCGAAGCGCCACTGGAACAAGCACAACCTGACGTCGGCTTTCTACTACATTAAGGCCCGGGTTGATGAATTCCGCAAGCGCAAAGATTTTCCGAAGAAACTGAACAAGCTTTGTTACTGCTGCACGCTGGCCGCAAAGTGCGAAGTCTATCAGAAGGCATTAACCGAAGCGCCCACGGTTATCGGTATCGAAAAGAAGCCGGAAAACCTGCCGGCCATCATCGAGCATCTCGAAAAGATCTCCGCAATCCGCAAGATTGCCGAGAAGGCCGAAAAAGAACTGAAAGAGGCTCAGGCCGAACTGTTACTGCCCCTCGGCAAAGACGGCTTTGCCTGTGGCGACCGCGTGTATGTGGCGACCGAATCGACATCAAGCTATGACTACGACCTGCCGTCAATCTTCGAGGGCGTTCAGAACCTGATCGAGCGCCCGCCGTTCGAGCTGATGAAATTCGATTCAAGCGCCTTTGATTCTCTGGTTGCCGCCACCGAAAACGGCGTCACAAAAAAGGCTCTCAAGCAGCTCAAGCTCGACCACCGAACCCCGAAGGCAACGACGGTCAAGGTTACGTCGAAGATCAATCAAACCCAGGACGAAGCCGACGACGCAGAACCGGCCGCAAGCGCCCCGACAGCCGCCTCGGCGCAAATCGAAGATGCAACTGTCATTGAAGACCCTGGCGCAATACTCGGCCATTACTGCGCCGAGTGCAATAAAATCACCTGTGACCGCGCCGGTCTCGAAGGTTGCCCGCATTGCGGCAATCCGTGTCTGAACCCTTTCGAGAACCTGGCTGAAGCCCAAAAGTATCAGCTCAAGAAGTCAGAAACTCTGGCTTTCGAGTGCCTTTCGTGCGAATTCATCGAAGTTCTGAGACCCGCGCCCGGCAAATGCGTGAACTGTGGCCAACTTGGGCCGTGGCGCATTGTCGAGCAGACCAACTAAAGAGGCGACTAATATGTTCCACTTGCGACCATACCAGGAATACGCTATCTGCATGGCGGCCGCCAAGATCTCCGCCGGCTGCAGATCTCTGATTCTTGTCAGCCCTACCGGCTCAGGCAAAACCGTTATCGGCTCTCATATCATCCTAAAAGCCATAATCAAGGGCAATCAGACGCTTTTCCTGGCGCATCGCAAAGAACTTGTTGACCAGTGCTCAAAGAAACTGGCCGCACTGTCGCTGCCTCATGGCATCATCATGGCTGGGCATTCTTATGACTCGCTTGCGCCGGTACAAGTGGCAAGTCTTCAGACCGCGAACCGCCGGGAGCTCCCGGCCGGTTTCCGGCTGATCATCATTGATGAGTGTCACCGTGCCGCCGCCGAGAGTTACAAGCGCATTCTCGAACAGTTCCCGGATGCCGTTGTCATTGGCCTGACCGCAACGCCTTACCGGGCAGACGGCGAAGGCCTCGGCGATGTGTTTCAGGACTGGGTGAGGGTTGCAACAATTCAAGATCTGACCGACAAGGGCTTTCTTGTGCCGTGTCGGTATTGGTCTCCCGGGTTGCCGCAACTCGCCGGAGTCCGACGCAAGGGCTCAGACTTTGAGTCTGGGGAACTCGGCGAGGCAATGAGCAAGCCGAAATTGATCGGCGATGTCGTGAAAAACTATCAATCGATTGCTGGCGGTGAGCGCGCGATCTGCTTCGCGGTAAACAAACAACACGCCCAGGCGCTGACTGATGCTTTCAACGAAGCGGGCGTGCCAGCCGCCTTCTTGCACGACTCGACTGGCAAAAAAGAACGCGAAAAGATTCTTGCCTGGCATCGCTTGGGTAAGTATATGGTCCTGGTAAATGTCGGCATTCTGTCAGAGGGCTACGACGACCCGGCAGTATCAACCTGTATTCAGGCAAGACCGACCCTCTCTGTCGGACTCCACATACAGCAGATCGGCCGCGTGCTCAGACCACACCCCGACAAGAAGTTCGCCAAGGTCATCGACCACGCCGGAAACTGCCGACGCCTGGGCCTTATGGAAGATCACCCCGTTGACCTCGAAGGCGGCCTGAAAAAGAAGCTGAAGCGCAACGAAGATGATGTTGCCCCGGCCCTCAAAACCTGCCGCGAATGTTACGCGATTTTCCCGGCCGTGCTCGACGCTTGCCCTTGTTGCGGCGTAGAAGCAAAGGGCCCGGTCAGAACAATCATCACAAAAGAGGGCGACCTGAAAGAACTCACGAAGCCCGCCTGTAGCTGCGGCAGCTTCGACACCATCAAACAGCCCAGTCCGCAAGGAACGCAGATCGTCTGCGCCGGCTGTGGCCATGTGCTCAGGACGATTAAACCGGATATTTCCCCGGCCCAGTATTACGCGCAAAAGCTCAGCGAGTGCCGGAAAATGGGCTACAAGGAAGCCAGAGCCGGGATGATGTTCAAAGCCCGATACGGCTGCTGGCCAGACTCCAGAATCAGAAGCGAGGCAACAGCATGATACCAATGACCGCGCAACCAACCGAACAGACGACCCAACCAATGACCGAAATGGAAAGAATACTGACCGAATCTCTCAAATTCGAGCAAGACCGCAACGAAGCCTTGCACGAAAGAGTGATGGAACTCGAAATGGAAAACAAAACGCTGAAACTGCGCTTGCAAACAAGAGAGCCTGTCCGACCATGAAAGAATCTGTCATCCAAAAGCAAATCATGGCCGAGTTCGGCGCGCTGCCATGGTTGCGAATCTGGCGCAACAACTCTGGAGCCCTGAAAGACCAGCGCGGCCAGCTTATCACCTACGGACTCAAGGGCTCTGCTGACATTCTCGGCCTGACAGCCCCAGACGGCCGGTTTGTTGCAATCGAAGTGAAAAACGAACGCGGCCGACAGAGCGAGTCGCAAGCAGCTTTCGAGCGCATGATTAAGTCTATGGGCGGAATTTACATTCTGGCCAGATCTGTTGACGACGTCTACCGGGGATTGAATCTGAAAGAATAGAGCGTCCTATGAACGAAACCAAGGCAAAGTTATTACAATCCGCAAAGCTGATCATGAAACCTGGCAAGGTTTACGAACTGAGAGCCCTGGGTATTCCTTCAGGTGGCGGCTACACCAGGACTTACGCGGGATGGTTTGACAGCCCCGAAAAGCTTGCTGACTCCGCGTTCAAGATGGAAGTTCAGAACCCCGACTATGTGTCGATAACTCTGAATCCGGTCAATCCTGACTTGCTGGCTAGATCTGCAAACAAGATGCGCCATCTAAAGAAGGGCGACCCCTCAACTACCGACGCCGACATCA